TTTTGTTTGAGTGTGATAATAACAAGTCAGCGTAATCCACAATAATTAAATCGGGCTTATTACCAGCTGCTATCATCTTTTCAATATGAAGTTGGATTGTTTTTGATGATGCTCCTTTTGGTGGATAGTATTTAACTTTTAGTTTACCTGGCAATCTTTTAAGTTTACCATATACTTCATCTTTCTTTTCTTTCAAATTAACAGATGGAATATGAGTAAACACAGTATCGTATCTTAATCCTACATAATGTTGAGAAAGTTCTAATGTATAATGTACTACAGTCTTACCAGCTCTTACAGCTGCTGCTCCTAAACACGCCAACATCCAACTCTTACCAACACCAGAAGGTGCTACTACTACTCCTAATTCACCCGGTCCTAATCCACCACCCATTAAATCATCAACACAATCCCATCCCGTTGCTACAGTCAACCTACCAGTCTCACTAAATCTTTCCTCAAAATCTAAAAGGTAATCCATACCCAAATCCGATTCAACTCCAACCTTCATCGCCTTATCAACTAAGTCTTTGATTCTATCGTAGTTGCCTGATTTAAGTAAATCTACTGATTGTAGAATTACATTTTTCATATTCTGATTGATACAAAATGATGTGAATTCGTTTTTCACATATTCAAAATCATCTTGTCCAATTTGTGTGTAGACAGTTTTAAGTTGTTCTACTACTGATTTCTTTAACGATGGATTATCTAGCTTTGATACTTGCCCTTTGAATACATCCAATGTAGGTTCTTTCTTATACTCATCGTAATAATCTTTAATCTCTTGTACTATCCATTTGTTAGCATCTGATTCGAAAAACTTCTTATCAATGATTTCGCACAATGTGTCCATCATTCTAACATCGGTAAGTAAAGCAGATATTACTTTAGCTTGAAACGATTGCCCATATTTAGAGAGTGTATCTACTTGCTCTGCCATCTATTTTACTATTATATTTGTATAAGTTGATTTCAACCAATCGTTTATATCTTTCCAATTTTGAAGTATTTTGTACTTCATAGCTGTTTTAATAAAATCCATCTTATCAAACTTCTTATTAGGTTCGTTGAAACGGTCTAATATTTTAAGAGTTTGATTTGTATTGATATGTGCTTCTTCTAATTGCATGATTTGTCTATTTCTCAATACCTCTTTTCTTTGTGAAAGGATATCAGCGTATATTTTTGCATCATCTTTCTTAGCTTCACATATATCAAAGAATTCATCAAAGGTAATTAATCTATCTTCCTCTAATTCAGGGAATCTTTTCAATACAGTCTTTAAACCACATCCTTTAACGCCAGGAATATTATCTGAATTATCACCATCCAATGTTCTGAATAGTAAAAGGTTTTGTGGGTACATTCCCCATTCTGCTTTTACTAACTCTCTATCATAAAGTTTCTTTTTAGTTGGTGAATAAACTTTCGTCTTATCATCTACTAATTGTAAGAAATCTTTATCCGTTGATACAATAATACATTCTTCATCTTCACCTAATATTTGTCTAGCTATGTTAGCTATCACATCATCGGCTTCAATTCCATCATATATCATTGTTGTAATTGGAAGTGAATCTAACAAATCAACTAACCAAACGAATTGGCGTTTCATTGAAAGTTGTTCTTCTTCCTGTGACATCATTTCAGGATATTGTCTATTAACTCTAAAACGATTTTTACCTCTATCAGCTTTGTATCCTTCAAACACTTCCTTTCTACCTTTAGAACCACCCTTACCATCAAAGATAAGAACTACTCTAGTCGGATTGAATTGGCGTATTTGAGAACCAATTGAATTTAATGAACCAATAACTCCACCCGTATGGTCACCATCCTCATTCATTGTAGGGTTGGTAGTCCAACTACGGATGAAGGTATTTAGTCCATCAATGACAAGAACTCTACTATTACGCACTCTTAAGTGTGATGTCTCATGTTCTGATTCTACTTCGTTAAGAAGCTTTTTGTATAAGTCTTTCATTTGTTTTGTAACCTTTTATTTTAATCCCCAATTACTTCTGAATCTACAACTAAGTTATCAGAGTCTAGTGAATCTTTTTTGTATTGTAAAATTGTTGATTCGCAAATTCTTTTATAAATCTGCTCTTTAACTTCCGTATTGTTTTCCAATGTAGAAGGAAAATCTTTCGCTTGGAACTTAATGATTTCACCAGTATCAATATCAGTATATTCATACCATGCACCACTTTGTTTTACGATTCCATTTTCTTTCATCATTCCCAACCATGCTCCGTAGTTATCAATACCTCTATCAAAGAAGATATCGAAATCTGCTGAACGTAATGGTGGTCCCATACGATTCTTTACAACCTGGCATCTTACTTTGATACCAACAATTCTATCGTTACCATTTTCTTTCGCCTTAATCGTTCCCATACTCTTTAATCTTAAACGAACCGATGCATGGAAAGCGATTGCTTTACCACCAGAAGTTGTCCAAGGGTCAGAGAATGGCATTGCGTTCATCTTCTGTCTTAATTGGTTTGTGAAAACTAGAGTGATTTTCTGTCTACCAATAAGATTTGTGATTTTACGCATTGCTTTGGAAATGATAATTGCTTTATCCGTAGCGTAACCATCCTTACCATAATCAGCTTCCATCTCCTTTTCAGTTGATGCTGCTGCTACTGAATCCACAACGATTGTTACATACTTATCTTTAGAGGAAGTTCTTACCTTCTCAATAATTGTTTCAGTATATTCGAAACATTGTTCAACAGTCTCAGCTGCTACATAAAGTAATTTGGTTGTATCTACTCCAATGGCTTCTAAGAATTCTCTACTTACGGCGTTCTCCGTGTCAATCAATACAGCGATACCACCTAACTTTTGTGTTTCGGCAAGTAAGTGAGCTGATACTAATGATTTACCACTTTGTTCTAATCCAGTAATTTCGGTAATTCTACCAACAGGCAAACCTCCATAAGGTCTATTAGAGATTGCCACATCCAACATTGATGCTCCAGTTGATACCCAACCTTCTACGTTTGTAGGGGAGTCATTGTTGTCCAAAAAGAATGCTACCTTTTGGTCTTTTGCTTGTTTGTTTAGGGAGTCCGCTAGCACTTCTGCTAAGTCTACCTCTTTCGTTGCTTTCGCCATGTTGTTACTTATTTACTATGAATTGAAAAGGTCATCAAATGCTGATGCTACATCATCGATTTTCTTCGGTGATTCTTTTGGTGCTGATTTTACGTCATCAACATCAAATGGTGCTTCATCATTTTTTGCGGTAGATGCTAACGTTTCTACTGCTGCAGTAGATGTATCTTCATCACCATTAGCGGATGGGTTTAACCAACCTTCTAATACAGATTTCAATTCCGAATAAGTCAACTCCTGGTAAAGGTCTGTGATTTCGGTTTGTCCATTGATAAACTTGTCAGTTTCTTCTTTAGTTGCTGCTAAAGGAGTTTCCTTTGGTTTAACACGGATTGTTGTTACAGGGTAAGATGTACCACTGTCTTCAGCCGATACTACTTCAACAGTAATATCTCTACCTTCATTTGGGTCAGTAATATCACCATAATCAGGATCTGCGATGTAACCAAGAATTTCTTGATATACAGTTTTTCCAAAGCCCCAGAATCTTACACCTTCACCTTCTTCACCTCTTACCAATACTGGTACGAATGTTCTAAGTTTCGGCTCCATTTTCTTGGCAGCTTTCCAATCTTCTTTATCACCCATTCTTTTCAACTTATCAGCGAACTCAACGATAGGGTCAGGTCTGCCAAAAGAAGATGGAGATAGATAAGATTTGTTGTTAATGTTGTAGTGAAAGAATAATTCAATAAAAGGATTCTCTTTGTTGAATTTGTAAGGGACTAAACGAATAGTGTGTTTGCCCGGAGCTGGTTTCCAAAGTTCTACTTTCTTTGAAGTTGTGCTTTGTAGTTTGTTCAGTCTACCTCTGATTGCGTCTAAATTAATAGCCATTGTTTTACGTTTTAAGAGTTTATGTTTTATGGTTTTATTTAGGTGAGTGTCCTTCACCCTCTATGTATATAAATATAAAGAGATTACAAATATACAACAATTTATTGGACTTTCCAAATCTTTTTTGAAGTATATTTTATAACCGATTTAAGCATTTATATGAATTATAGAGAATGTAAAGATACGAAAAATATACGAGTCTACCAAATAAAAAAGGGAGAATTTTTAGTTTCTCCCTTTGTTTTTATGCTAATAAATGATAGTATTCTTTGAAATGTTTGATTCTGTCCGGCAATCCGATTGTTCCTCCGTTTACTCTTTTAGTAATCTTTGTTACAACTGTATCACTAGCTCCCTCATCTGCCATCTTATGTAATCCGTTTTTAGAGAAGAACCAAGCTGCTGATAATAATGCATAGTTTGATGCTACCTTATCAGGATTCACTGTCATATCTTCACCAATTGATTTACCAAATGCAGTGTAGTTTTCTTTACCTGTTAATTGGATATAGCCACGTCCTCTGAATTTGTAGCCTTCGCCACTTGCTTCAGTTCCGTTACCCATTCTATTTGCATATACCTTAGATGCAATCTTTTGTGGTTGTCTAGCATATGGAGTTGCTGCTGCTTCAGTTGGAAAGTATTTCTTAAAGATACCAGCCAATCCTTTAGCTGAATAGTTTAAGTTCTCTTGCGTTGCTT